CAACGCCTGTATCACTAGACACGGAAGCACCTGAATTATTAAAGATATTATAACCCGTACAATTTGTAGTGGTCGTCATAGTGGGTATTGTGCACAATGTTGAAGTACCAGTAACGGCATAAAACAATGCAAAAGGACCGGCATAAGAGCTAACAATAGTAATGGTAGTGCCCCCTAAGGTAACTGTCCCATCAAACCAATCTTGATTACTTTGTACTTGTGAGGTACCAAAATAATTGGTAGTTGAAATGGAAGCGGTGGCATACGCCCGATACAAATTATTGTCTTGCCCAGTCAAATTGAGAGGTGTTGGTTTCCTCAACTCAATTTCATAAGATACCCACAACTCACCGGCGACCACACTAGTTCCTTGAAAACCAGTGGTAGCAATTTGGAACGCCCCTAAATCAAAGTTCTGTATGTTACCGTTCGTGGGCACTGCACCCGGCCTAACATATTGAATGTTAAAAGGGTTCTCTTTGGGATCGCATTCAACGAAATGACAAATATTCTCTGAAGGTTTACCATCAGTAGAATAATAAGAATTCAACATTCCAGTTTTACTAACGAAAGCAGCCAAAGCAGGGCTATATACAGTCCCAAGCATAACAGAACCAAGAGTCGTATTAGTCGAACTAGCAATGGCGTCAGCAGAAGTAGATCGAAACTCAAAGAGCAACCCCTTAAAAGTATACTCTTGATATTGCGCAGCAATGGCCGATAGCCAGGGAAAGGTCTGAGATTGACCAGGATTTAAGGGGAATGAAGAAATAGCAAATGCATTAGCCGTCCCACTACTGACAACATCCTGTATGTACTCACGATGACGAATAATAGTTGACTCATTCGTAGAGTGCATATAAGGAACGCCAGTAGATTCGGCTGATCCAACTAAACTATTCTTACGAATAGTATATTTCCCCAAACCAAGAATAGTTGAAGCATTATCGCCAGCACTGTGGCCATAATCCCAACCCTTCTTAGCTCCCAATAAAGACCCTGTGG